TAAGCCTATGGACGGCCCCATGTCCGTGATGGTCATTGACTGCTGGCAGGACTATCTGCAGTACCCAGACCTAAGGCCAAAGGTTATGGAAGAGTACGAGGCCGTCTTCGGTGAGGGTAAGGAGAGGAAGAGGGTTGATTTGATTTTGGTCGAGGATAAATCTGCCGGCATCAGCTTGATCCAAGATTTGCAGAGAGCCCATTTGCCAGTGCGGGCTTATAATCCCGGGAAGGCCGACAAAATGCAGCGGCTTAATATTGTGTCGAATATTATCGCTCGAGGCCGGGTGTGGATTCCCGAGAGTATGGTCAAGAGCGGCTATGTCCGTGACTGGGCAGAGGGATTCGTGTCGCAGATTTGCTCGTTCCCTGAATGCACGCATGATGATTACGTTGATGCGTGCACGCAGGCATTGAGGTATTTGCGTGATGGCGGCTGGTTGGACATTGACCCCCCGCCGCTTGATGACTGGGACGAAGAGGATTATGCGGATTCGGGCATGCCAAAACGGGTCAATCCATACGCCATGTAATATGTGCAAAACCTACGGAGGTCGCTGTGAGTGACGTCGACAAACTGATGACGGAAATCTTAGGTTGGCGGCCTAACGTAAAAGACAAGGCCCTGCGTGAACTTGTCATGGCCCGCATGAAGGCGGGTGGCGAGGTGAGGATGGGCAAGGGTGGACTCATCAAGAGTCTGGTTAAGGCGATTGCCAAGGAACTGCCGGAGGCCAAAGCGTCGCAGAAGACGCAGATACGCGGCACCGAGCCCACCTACCGCAAGGCGTACGACATCCTCGAGCGTGAGAAGCCGGGTGGCCGCACGCTGGACTACGGTGCTGGTCTGGGGCATGGCTCAAAGCTGATGGGTGCGGAGTCGTTCGAGCCGTTCCCGCGTGAGGGTTTCAGACCGACGTTCATCCGCCCTGAAGACATCCCGACCGAAGAGTTTGACCGGCTAGTGAACCTGAACGTCCTGAATGTGATGCCGCGAGAGGTGCGTGACGCGACGGTAGAGAACATCGGCCGCGTGATGAGGCCGGGTGGCATGGGCATTGTGACGACTAGAGGGCGCGATGTTCTGAACGCCGCTGGAGAGGCTGGCCCGGAGCCGATGTCCAAAATCACGTCGATTGGGACGTACCAGAAGGGCTTTACTCCGGAAGAGCTGCGTGAGTATCTGGAGTACATCCTTGGCCGTGACTACAGTGTGAGTAAGCTCGGTCTTGGTCCTGCTGGCGCCACGATTAAAAAGAAAGCCAACGGTGGCGCTGTGCTGATGAAGCGCGGTGGAAAGGCTAAGGGCGAGACTCTGGCCTCCATGGACACCGGCAAGGTAGAGATGGGACGCGCCCCGGGTGCTGAGAAGGCCGAGAGGATTCTGGCTGGCGCTGCTGAGTTCATCCCCGGTGTTGCAGCCGGCAAGTCTGCTCTTGAGGGCGAGTATCAGAAGGCGTTGATTGAGGCCGGCTTAGACGTCGCTGGTGGTTCGTTAGTGAAAGGAGCTGCGGCCCTCGGAGGTAAGGCCATCCCCGCCCTTGCGGGCATCTTCATCGGGGAGCACGCAAGAGTTTGGAACAAGGCTGCGGCAAAAGAATTTAAAAAATTAGAAAAGGCAGGAGTATCAAATAAAGATGCCTTTGAAAAGACCGGCACATTCCGCAGCCCAGATGGAGAGTTGCGACAAGAGATATCTGATCGGTCGTCTAGGTTAAAGGGCGAAAAGCTGCGAGATATCAATGAGGCGTTGCAGTTGAATGTTGATGCGCCGCAAAAAGCCAAGCTAGAAAAGATGCACGCAGACATCTTTGACCAAATGAAGTCATCTGGAACTAATGCGCCGATTAGTGAATTGGTTTATCACCCAGAGTTGTTCAAAGCTTATCCAGAGCTAGAAAGTTTGAGGGGTCGGTACAATATCATTCCTAGTATGCCGGAGACTGGTTATTACAACCTCGGCAGTCCAACAATGCCGCCAAAATTAAGCGCGGAGGGTCCGACTGCAGAAAGTGCAAGAAGCTCCATGCTTCATGAGATACAACACGCCATCCAACATTTGGAGGGCTTTGGCATGGGTGGTAATCCAGAGATGGGCATGACCATGTTGCCGAGGTCGATGGATCCTGTTGATTATTTGAATCAGTTAAGAAAATCCAAAATAAATCTGTTGGATGAGCAGGCCCGCCTTGCAAAAGAATTCAAAGAAAGCGGCGCTCAATACACTCTTGACAACCCATTGGTGAAAAAAAGTATTGAATTGCCAAACAAAATAGATGATGTTGACCAAGCCATTGAGGGGATAGTGCAGGGGTATTTTTATCCTATGTACAAGCGTATGGCCGGCGAAGCAGAATCTAGGGCCGTACAGGCTCGTCGTCAAATGAGTCCGCAGCAGTTGCAAGATGTGTTCCCGCTATCCTCCTATGACGTGCCGATTGATCAATTGATAGTCAAAAGACAGCCATACGCCGAGGGCGGCCCCGTCAAAATGGCTGATGGCGGCGGTATCGGCAAGAACGTCGGCCGCGGCATGGCTGGCCTTACCCGCTCGCGCCAGCCGCTGGATCCCAAAGAGATTCAAGCCATGTTCCTCGATGTACCGGCTGGTCTTGATGTCCCGTTCGCTGAAGCTGGGGCTTATGCACTCCGTGGCGAGACAGATGAGGCAAAAGAGTCTGCCGCAATCGATGCTGCATTGATCGGTGTTCCCGGCGCTGCTGTTCTGGCCAAGCCTGCCTATCGTGCGGTTAAGAAGGGTGTCCAGAAGGCCGCTCCGGCTGTACGAAAGGCCGCCAGAGGCGCTCTAGAGTCCAGTATGGAGTCTGGCCTTATCCAAGGCCCGTTATACGCTGTAAAGCCTGAGCGCGTTAGGGCAGTCAAGGAGGCCGGCAAGACCGGGGAGATACTTGAGTCGAGGACTGCGCCTGCTACCACCCCTCAAGGCGGCACTCTGCTGCCCCGCATTCAGGGAATGTATCCACCCGATGTTCCCCAAGTCAATCTGCCGCGTCAGAAGGGCGTAGACAAGGCGAGGGCCGAGGGTAAGAAGCCGAAGTACACAGAGCGCATGCAGAGCCTTCTAGACAGCCCGACGGTGCGGAAGAAGGTGGATAAGCTGATTGCCAAAGGCCAAGACCTTGGCATGCAGGAGTGGTATGGCACAGAACCCTTGCGGCAAGTTGCGCTTGATGTCATCAGCCCGCAGCAGTATGAGAGCCTGATGGCGCAGTTGGCATCTGCTAGCCAACGTAACCCGGTAGATCAGCAGAACCTGATGGGTTCGTATCTGTACTACCTACAGCAGCAGGGCAAGCTCGATCCTAAGGCTGTGTTGTTAACTAACAAGCTGAAAGAGCAGGGTCTTGAGGGCATCAGCGCCCCGCTGATTGAGTTCCCTGAGGGGTATGGATCTCTAGCTCAGAGCGCAATCTTTGAGCGCGGCAAGCAGATTGCTAGCGGTGATATTGCTGGAGCGCTGCCGCCTGAGAAGAAGCTGGGCACGTTCTATCGCAACTTGCTAGGCAACCTTCAGCCTGTGACGGTAGACGTCAACGCTGTGCGCGGTCCTGTGATTGAGGCCGGCGATCCTCGGTGGCTTACATCCAAACTGGTGGAAAAGGATGAGGCCGGCAAGGTCAAAAATGTTTACTTTCCTCGTCAGATGGTTGAAGAGGGCGAGATGTCCATCCGTGAGGCGAAGCAGCGCCCGGGGTTCTGGGAAGCCGCGCCGTCTGGTTCTGAGTATGCTGGATTTGAAGATCTCTGGCAGAGAGCTGCTCGCCGTGAAGGTGTAGCCCCGGCAGAAGCTCAAGCGTTAGGCTGGTATGGATCTGCTGACGTTACTGCGCTGAAGACTAAGCCAGAGCTGTATGTTGATAACCTCGAGCGCTTGTTGAACAGAACTGCCGAGGTGACGGGTAAGTCGCCGCTAGAGGTGCTGCGTCAATTCCTGAAGGGCGAGGAGTTCCTGAAGAAGGCCAAGGGCGGATCCATCGACCTTGAGGCTGAGTACCGTAGTGGCGGCGCCGTTCTGATGAAGCGCGGTGGTAGTGTTGGCGCACTGCCTACAAAAAGGAAGTAATCATGGCTGAAGAATTCCCTATTGATCCTGAGTTCAATCGCTTTGTAGAGGGCATCCCGATGGATGCTCAAGCCGAAGGCCCCGAGGGCGCAGAGGGCGAGCAGGGTGAAGAGGTTGAGGTTTCGCTAGACGACTCCGAGCTTGAGGAATTGCCGGATGGCTCTGTAGTAGTCAAGCTGGACACCAAAGGCCCGATGGACTCTGAGGACTTCTACGAGAACCTTGCCGACTCCGAGAAGGTTGACCAGTTTGATATTCAAAAGCTAGCGCTGCGGTACATTGAGTTAGCCGAGAAGGACAAGGAAGCCCGTAAGGAGCGCGATAAGCAGTACGAAGACGGCATCCGCCGCACCGGTTTGGGTAACGACGCCCCCGGTGGGGCTAATTTCAACGGCGCTAGCAAGGTTGTTCACCCGGTGATGGCCGAGGCGTGCGTGGATTTTGCGTCCCGTGCGATCAAAGAGCTGTTCCCGCCTGATGGTCCTACCCGCACGAAGATTCTTGGCGACGTTACTGAGGACAAAACGGCTGTTGCCGAGCGCAAGTCGGACTTCATGAACTGGCAGTTGACCGAGCAGATCGAGGAATTCCGGGATGAGCAGGAGCAGATGCTCACTCAGCTTCCGCTAGGTGGATCTCAGTACATGAAGATCTGGTACGACGAGCGTCAAAAGCGGCCTTGTGCGCAGTTTTTGCCCATTGACAACGTGCTCTTGCCATTTTCTGCCGGCAGTTTCTACACCGCGCAACGCATTACAGAGGTGGAGGACATCTCTGACTACGAATTCAAGCGTCGGATCGCCTCTGAAATGTACAGAGACACCAGTTTTATCCGCGCCTCAATGGATCCGGAGCCTACTGGGCCTCAAAAAGCAACGGACAAGATTGAGGGGCGGTCTGCTGGAGGCAATGAAGACGGTGTCCGGCGTGTTTATCACATCTATACATGGCTAGAGCTTGAGGATGACCCGTATTCCAATGGTGAGATGGCCCCGTATGTCTTGATGATTGATGAGCTTGAGTCGGAAGTGCTGGGTTTGTACCGGAACTGGGAGGAAGGCGACGACGCGATGACCAAACTCGACTGGATCGTCGAGTTCAAGTTCATCCCGTGGCGTGGTGCGTACGCTGTTGGCCTGCCGCACCTCATTGGCGGCCTCTCAGCGGCCCTTACAGGCGCTCTACGCGCCCTCATGGACTCTGCTCATATCAACAACGCAGCAACGATGCTGAAGTTGAAGGGCGCAAAGGTTTCGGGTCAGTCTCAGCAAGTCGAAGTTACTCAGGTTGCAGAGATTGAGGCGGCCCCGGGTGTTGATGACATCCGCAAGATTGCTATGCCCATGCCGTTCAACCCCCCAAGCCCGGTGCTTATGGAGTTGCTGGGCTGGTTGACGACCGCGGCTAAGGGTGTAGTAACCACTGCCGAGGAAAAAATCGCTGATGTCACGGCACAAGCGCCGGTGGGCACCACTCAGGCGTTGATTGAGCAAGGCGCGGCCGTGTTTTCTGCGATTCACGCTCGACTGCATGAGTCGCAAGGTCGAGTTTTGCGGATTCTCAGCCGTATCAACCGCTGGTACCTCGAGGACATGCGCCGCGGGGAAATTGTCGAGGATCTAGACGTTACCCGCGAGGATTTTGCTCGAATCACCGACGTTATTCCGGTCTCTGACCCGCACATCTTTTCTGAGACTCAGCGTATGGCCCAAACCCAAGCGGTTATGGCCATTATGGATAAAAATCCCGACCTGTTTAATCGTCGGGCGGTGATTCGGCGGTTTTTGAAGCAGATCAAGGTGCCGGGCATCAATGAGCTGATGATTGATGTGCCCCCTCCGGCCAAGATGGACGCCGCTAACGAGAACGTGGCCATGTCGATCGGTCAGGCAGCTTTTGCGTATCCGGAACAAGACCATCTGGGTCACATTCAGGCGCATCTTGATTTTGCTAAGAGCCCGCTGTTTGGCGCTAACCCGTTTATTGCCCCGGGGTTCTTGCCTAAGGCTATTGAACACATCAAGCAGCATTTGGTGCTGTGGTATCTGAACCGCATGAACGGCTATGTGGAGAAGTCGCTAGGCCAGCGCATGGAAAATTACGAGTTGTTACAAGACCCGTCTATGGTTGACAAGCTGTTTGGCGCCGCCTCTCAGCATGTGGAAATGGATGCAAACGAGACCCTGAATGGCATCATGCCCGTTATTCAAAAGATGGTTCAGCAGGTTGAGCAGTTCAAGCCGAAGCCTCAGCTCACGCCGGATGGTCAGGTGTTGCTGCAGACCAGCATGGCTGAGACCGAGCGTCGTGCTGCTCGAGACCAAGCAGAGATGGCGCTGAAAGAACAAGAGGCCGCTGCAGACATTCAAATCAAGATGCAAAAGATGCAGCAGGATTATCAGAAGGATATGGAAGAACTTCAGCTCCGATTGGCCATTGCTATGGGCGATCGAGAGATGCAGGAGCGCATCGAGACAGCCCGGTTGACCCGCGATGCCGCCAAGATTAAGCAGGATGGCGAGAAGGCTGTGTTGGATATAACCATGAAACAAGGAGGCCCAATTGGCTACCAGTGATCAGGAGCAAAAGAGCGTCAATGTGCCGCAACACAAGCGCATTGCCATGGGTGAGAAGTTGGATGGCACGAGCATGCAGCCGAAGGGCGGCAGCCAGCCGAATGGAGGTGCATTGAGCCAAGCAAAGAAGAAGTGAGAACCATATCCGACTTGATTGGCGGTATTAAGGCCAGACAGGCCGAGATTGCCGCGTCTCTTGCTACTGGTCACGCCAGTAACTGGGAGTCATACCAACGCATGGTCGGTCAACACGCGGGCCTCCAAGAGGCTCTAGATATTCTTGATTCATTGATGAAGGAAGAAAATGACGACAGGTAACCCGGAGGCTTCTCACGAAGCCGAGTTGGCTTGGGCTTTTCCGAGCGTAAACCCCGGTGCAAAACCTCTCGGCGGACGCATTCTTGTACAACTGCGTCGTACCAAAAAGAAGGTTGGGCAAGCGGGGATCATCTTGGTTGAAGAGACCAAGGAAACCGAGAAGTGGAACAACATGGTGGCCAAGGTCATCGAGATTGGTCCGCTGGCATTCAAGCACAGAGACACAATGCAGCCGTGGCCAGAAGGCTCATGGTGCGGCCCGGGCGACTTTATTCGCGTTCCCAAGTGGGGCGGCGATCGCTGGGAAGTCAAAGTGGAGGGTGAGGATGATATTGAAGATCCCGCCCTGTTTGCCGTGTTTAACGATCACGAAGTCATCGCCAAGGTGACGGGTGATCCGCTTGCTATGAGGGCATTCCTATGACAACCGAAAATGAGAACAAGGCGGCCGACCTTGAAGTAGTAGAAGAGGCCGCAGACGGGTCTGCAGTGATTGAGGTCCCTGACAACATCGAAGTGCCGGAGCAGGGTGGGGCAGACGATGATCATCCAGATGATGATGAAGAGGTGCGTGCTGCCAAACGCGCTCGCCGTCGGGCAAAGAAGGACTATGTGCGTCAGCGCAATGCTGAGAAAGATGCGCGCCTAGAGTCCCTGCAGCGTCAGAATCAGGAAATGGCTGTGCGTCTGGCTGCTATGGAGCAGCGGGCGCATAGCGCGGATGTGGAGCGCCTAAACAAGGCTATTGAGGACGAACAACTACGCCTGCAATATGCCATGACCAAAATGCGAGAGGCTACTGATCATTCAGACGGCAACGCATTTGTCCGCGCCCGTGAGATTGAAGCCGAATCTCGCAAACGCCTTGAGGCGCTTCAGGGCATAAAGTATCGTGCCGAAGAAGCCCCCCAACGAGAAGCGCCGGTCAATCCCAAGGTAAAACGTATGGCCAATGACTGGCTTGAGGCTAACCCTTGGTATGACCCCGAGGGTGGTGATGAAGATACTCAAATCGCCAAGATTATCGACGCGAAACTGACCCAAGAGGGTTGGAATCCGTCCTCTCCTGATTATTGGGAAGAACTTGATAATCGCTTGCAAAAGCGATTGCCCCATAGATATAATGATTTACAAGACGAGCGTCCTCAAAGGAGGCCCCGAAGCGTGGTAACGGGTTCTGCTAGAGAGTCGGTTGGCGGGCGTGGCGGTAATGGCTACGTTCTTAGTCCGGAGCGTGTTCGCGCCATTAAAGAGGCGGGCATGTGGGAGGATGTGGAAAAGCGCAACCGAATGATCAAGCAGTTCATTGCTTACGACAAGTCTAATAGGGGATAATTATGGATGCTCGTTTGAAGAAAACTCTCTCGGCCGGCGGCCGCAATACTCGTTTTAGCGAGGATGCAACCCGTCAGGCGCCTGAAGAGCGGTTCATGTCAGCGCAGGAACGTCGAAAGATGTGGAGCGATGAATGGACACAAAGTGCGCTGCCAAAGGTTCCGGAAATTCCGGGGTGGCACCTTTGCTGGCTATCGACCACTAATGCTTACGACAGTATTGATAAGCGGATGCGCCTCGGATACGTCCCTGTAATGGCGGATGAATTTCCCGGGTTTGAAAATTACCGCGTAAAGGCTGGCGAAGACATTGGTTTTGTTGCATGTAACGAGATGCGCTTGTACAAAATCCCGATGGATGTGTATCAAGACATCATGTTGCAGATGCATCATGAGGCGCCCAACGATGAGGCGGACAAAATCCGCGTTCAAGTTGAGAACCTTCAGGGTGCGCGTGACAACTCAGGCAAGAGTCTGGGTCAGGTCGAAGGCGATGGCTTTGGCAATCTAGACCGAAATGTACCTCTCCCGGTATTCCCGGGATAACTTACAAGGAGCAAGACTATGTCTGCAACTTCTGCTCCGTTCGGCTTGCGCCCCGCGTTCCATCCTTCTGGTCTGGATCGCGCTCAAGCGCTGGCTGGCGGCATTGTGTCGGGTTACGCCTCTAACATTCTCAAGGGCCAACCCGTTAAGTACGACACCAACGGCACCATCGTTCCGGCTGCTGCTGGTGACGCCTTTGTCGGCGCCTTCGCTGGCGTTGAATTCACTGACACCACCGGTCGTCGTCGCGTCTCGAACTACTGGCCTGCCAGCACGGCTTACCAGACCGGTTCGTGCGTTGCCTACTTTTACAACGATCCCAACATCGTTTACGAAATTCAGGCTGACGGCACGCTGGCTCAAAGCTCGATTGGTGATGAAGCTGACCTCAGCAACGCCACCGCTGGTTCGACCACCACCGGCTTGTCGCAAGCTACGCTTTCGAACACGCTGATTGGTGCGAACGGTGAAGCTCAAATGCGTATCGTGGATCTGGCGCCGTACCCGGACAACGCATGGGATGATACCTATGTCATCGTTCGTGCCACGATTGCTCAATTCCAATTCGGCCAAGTCCGCACCGGTGGTGCGAACCTGACCCCGATTGCTATCTAAGGAGGGCTAGAAAATGGCAGCCCCGATGCGCAGTACAGACTTTCGTTCCATCGTTGAGCCAATCCTCAACGAATGTTTCGATGGTGTCTATGACCAGCGTTCCGACGAGTGGAGCCGCGTCTTCACCGAACAGGAAGGCATTCCCCGCAACTACCACGAAGAGCCCGTCCTGTACGGCTTTGGTGCAGCACCGCAACTGCCTGACGGCACGCCGGTTACCTACCAACAAGGTGGTGTCCTCTTCCTCAAGCGCTATGTGTACAACGTGTACGGCCTCGCCTTCGCGCTGACCAAGGTGCTCGTTGAAGACGGCGACCACATCCGTATCGGTCAGGTGTATGCACGTCACCTTGCTCAGTCGCTGATTGAGACCAAGGAAACCCTCTCGGCCAACGTGTTGAACCGTGCGTTCAACTCGTCCTACCCGGGCGGTGATGGTGTGGCGCTGAACAGCAACGCTCACCCGATCGTCAACGGCACGTTCAGCAACTTGCTGACTACTGCTGCCAACCTCTCGCAGACCTCGCTTGAGCAAATGCTCATCCAGATCCGCCAAGCGGTTGACAACAACGGCAAGAAGATTCGTCTGGTTCCCCGCCAACTGGTGGTGGCCCCGGGCAACGTCTTCCAAGCTGAAGTGCTGCTGAAGTCGGTGCTGCGTTCTGGCAATGCCAACAACGACATCAACCCGATCAAGTCGATTGGCCTCCTTGACGAGGGCGCTGCTGTCCTGAGCCGTCTGACTTCGGCCACCGCATGGTGGGTGCAGACTGACGCTCCGGAAGGCATGAAGCTGCTGATGCGTCGTCGTTTGGAAAAGACGATGGAAGGTGACTTTGAGACTGACTCGATGCGCTACAAGGCAACCGAGCGTTACGACGTTGGCTTCACCGACCCGCGTGCCATGTACGGCACTCCGGGCGTCTAAATGGGAACGGGGGGCCTAGTGCCCCCCTCTCGATAGGAGATAGAAATGGCAAATTTCATCACTACTCGGTTCCCAAACGGCGTTACCAATGTCGGGGAGAGTTCTCCTTTTGCCGACATGGGGCAGCCTGCGGCGACCAAGTTTCACACTTACTTTGAAGATTTTGACTACTACACCGCAGGTGATTGGACGGTAACGGAGACTGATGCCAATGCCACTCAAGCCCTGACGGACGGTGACGGCGGTCTGCTCCTTATTACCAACACTGCGGCTGACAATGATCTCGTGGCGCTGCAGAAGAAGGGCGAGTCTTTCCTGTTCGCTAGTGGCAAGCGTTTGTTCTTTGAAGCTCGCTTCAAGGTAAACGACGCAACCGAATCAGATGTTGTGATGGGCCTGCAAATCACGGACGCCAGCCCGCTGGATGTCACGGATGGTGTGTTTTTCATCAAAGCAGACGGTTCGACTTCGGTCAGCCTGCTGGTAGAGAAGAACAACACCGCGACCACCACCTCGTCTGTGGCGACCATGGCTGACGATACGTTCATCACCCTTGGTTTTGCTTACGATGGCGCCTCGACCATTGAGTATTCGGTCAACGGCGCTGTTACCGGCACTTCCGTCACCACGAATCTTCCTAATGACGAAGTTCTTACCGTGTCGTTTGCAATTCAAAATGGTGCTGCCGCCGCCAAGACCATGACGATTGATTACATCTTCGTTGCGAAGGAGCGTTAATCATGGGTCAATTTAAGCCGATGGTCAAAATGATGACAACCGAGCCGTCCGTTGAGCTCAAGCTCAAAAAGGGCGGCAAGGTTGAGAAGAAGATGCAAATGGGTGGCAATCCCGCAATGGCTCCCGCTGCTCCGGCCATGCGCACAATGGGCGCCCCCTCTCGTGGTGGCATGATGGGCGCTCAAGCCCCGATGAAGCCGTCTCTGATGGCCCGTCGTAAGGCGATGCGTGCTATGCCAGCCGGTGCTGGCCCTGCTGGTCCCGCTGGTATGGCAGGCCGCATGATGAAGGAAGGTGGTGAAACTTCTGCCGAGCACATGGCCGAAATGCGCAAGATGGCCAAGACTGCCAAGAAGCTGGAAAAGCATGAGTCGAAGCCTGCTTCCAAGGCCCACAAGGGTCTGAAGAAGGGTGGTATGGCTTGTGCTACTGGTGGC